TGACGATGTGGAGGTTCTTACGCATATGAGTAGGCAATTCCACAACTTCGCGCCACACGCAGCGATGATCAACGCAACCGACACGGAACTGGAAGCCGCGATCCACGCGCTCATGGAACATGGGTGCTTGTTCGTCGCTGACCTTAGTGGCGTAGTCGTTGCCATGCTCGGCGCAATCATCAACCCCATTTGGTTCTGCCCCCGTGTCAAGATGGCGCACGAACTGGCGTGGTGGGTGAACGAGGATGCCCGTGGTAGCCGAGCAGCCATCTTGCTTGTCAAGGCTTACGAAGCGTGGGCAAAGGAACAGGGCGCAACAATGGCAACGATGTCAGACCTGATGGTTAACACCACCGTGGAGCGGATGCTCACCCGGATGGGATTCCAGGCAAGCGAACGAACATACGCAAAGGAACTGTAATGCCACTATTCACATCACTTGGACTTGCGCTTGGCGCATCAGCAGCAACCGCAGCCGCAACCGGAGCAGCAGCAATTGGAGCCGGCGCAGCCGCCGCAGGGGTTGGTGTGTCTGCCGCTTCGGCAATTTCGGGTCAACAGGCGCAACAGGATGCAATGCGTCAACAGAAGAAAGCGCAGACCCAGGCAACACAGGCAGCAGCCTCCCAGCAGCGTCAATCCGAAATGGCAATCAACGCTGCCAACCGCCGCTCACCTGATGTCAGCAGCATCATGGCAGGTGCATCAAAGGCAGCAAGTGGTGGCCCGTCAGGAACAATGCTTACCGGGCCGGCAGGTGTTGACCCGAACTCGCTCGCGCTCGGACGCAGTTCGCTGCTAGGTGGATAAACATGAGTCAATACACTGGCGACAACAACTCGTACGAAAACGCTCCAACACGCGACAGGCTGTTCACGCGGTGGGGTCAACTCAAGTCTGAACGTGCGTCTTGGTGGGCGCACTATCAGGAGTTGACAACCTTCATCCTCCCTCGCAATGGTCGATACTTCACGCAAGACCGCGACAAAGGACACCGCCGACATAACGCCATCTACGACAACACAGGGACTCGCGCCCTACGAACTCTCGGTGCAGGGATGATGGCTGGTGCAACTTCGCCGGCGCGGCCGTGGTTTCGACTCGGAACCGCCGACCCTGAGTTGAATTCATACCAGCCAGTTAAACTGTGGCTTGATGATGTCACGAAGCGCATGCAGTTGGTCTTTCAACGATCCAACACCTATCGCGCACTACACGGAATGTACGAGGAACTTGGGACATTTGGTACGGCCGCCTCGATTGTGCTGCCGGACTTCACTAATGTCATCCACCAGTACCCCGTGACTTGCGGCGAGTATTGCATTGCCACGGACTATCAGGGTCGCGTTTGCACCCTGTACCGAGAATTTGAAAAGACCGTCAGCGAACTCGTCAAAGAGTTTGGCTACAAGAACTGCTCGACAAGTGTGCAGAACCAATTCGACAGGGGTTCCCTTGACCAATGGATCACCATTATTCATGCGATTGAACCTCGCGCTGACCGCGATCATTCAAAGCGCGACAGCAAGAATATGCCGTGGGCAAGTTACTACTTTGAGATCGGAGGAGAGCCAAACAAGTTCTTGTCCGAGAGTGGATTTGCTCAGTTCCCATGCCTTGTGCCTCGCTGGTCAACCGTTGGGGGTGATATCTACGGGAACTCGCCTGGCATGGAAGCATTGGGTGACATCAAGCAACTGCAACACGAACAACTACGCAAGGCGCAGGTCATCGACTACCAGACGAAACCGCCGCTGCAAGTCCCGGCGAACATGAAGAACCGCGACGTTGAGATGCTGCCCGGTGGTATCACGTTTGTCGATGGTGTCAACTCAGGGATCAAGACCGCGTTTGAGGTCAACCTGAACCTGCAACACCTGCTTGGTGACATTCAAGATGTGCGCGAGCGTGTGCGCGGGTCGTTCTACGCCGACCTGTTCCTGATGCTTGCCAACGCCACCGACACCCGCATGACGGCGACCGAGGTGGCAGAGCGGCATGAGGAGAAACTGCTGATGCTTGGCCCTGTGCTTGAGCGTCTGCACAACGAACTCCTTGACCCGCTCATTGACATCACCTTCACTCGCATGGTTGCAGCCGGCATTGTCCCGCCAGCACCACCCGAACTGCAAGGAATGGACTTGAGCGTTGAATTTGTGTCAATGCTTGCCCAGGCTCAACGCGCCATCGGAACCAACAGCGTTGACAGATTTGTTGGGAACCTTGGTCAAGTCGCCACCTTCAAGCCTGATGTGCTTGACAAGTTTGACGCTGACCAGTGGGTTGACGCGTACTCCGACATGCTCGGCGTTGACCCAAGTCTGATCGTTGCTGACAAGCAGGTGGCACTGATTCGCGACGCACGGAACAAGGCGATGGCTGCAAAGGAGCAGGTCGCAGTGATGCAGCAAGAGAGTCAGACCGCTAAGAATCTTGCACAGGCTCCGACTGGTGGTGGTCAGAACGCGCTGATGGATGTGATGAACCAATTCTCAGGGTACGGATCACCTTCACCTTCTCAGGTGTAGTACCCGTATTGTGAATAACGCTCGCTAAATTTATCCAATGAGCAACTATGACCCGCTCGACATTCGTGGACAGGAGCGCACGAAAGCAGAACGCGATCTGCGCGACAAACTGTCCAAGGAAATCGAGGAATCGGATATCAAGTGGTTGATGAGTAGCAAGCGAGGTCGCCGATTCTTGTGGCGACATCTCGATCAGGCTGGAGTATTTAGGCTTAGTTTCAACACCAATGCAATGGCAATGGCCTTTGCAGAAGGAAACCGGAACTTTGGACTGCGTACCCTCGACATGATCCACTCGCTTTGCCCGGAATTGTACCCAACGATGGTGAAGGAACACAATGGCAGACACACTGACAACGACAACAGCAACAACCAATGACACTGCTGTCGCTGACGCTGCACCCAAGAGCGATGTAAGCATTGCTGACGCGCTCTACGGTGGCAAGGCAACTGAAGGACAGGAACAGCAAGTTGCGGATGCAACCAAGGCTGTCGAACCCGACGCAACAAAGGTTGACGCTCCACAGGGCGCACCCGAAAAGTACGAATTCAAAGCCTCAGAAGGCAAAGCATTCGACGCAGAAGTGCTAACCGCATTCGCTGAAGTTGCAAAGGAATTGAACCTGACCCAAGATGCTGCACAGAAGGTACTTGACCGCATGGCTCCAAAGATGGAGGCGCGTCAAGCCCAGCAGATCGAGACCCTCCGCACACAATGGGCGGACAGTTCAAAGGTCGACAAGGAGTTTGGTGGAGAAAAACTCTCCGAGAACCTGTCAACCGCGAAGAAAGCACTCGACCAGTTCGGGACACCTGAACTTCGATCGCTACTGAACGAATCCGGTCTTGGAAATCACCCGGAGTTCATCCGGTTTATGTTCCGAGCGGGTAAGTCAATTTCCGAAGACCGCTACGTTGGACAGGCAAACGGTGCAGCCCCATCACAGGGACGGCCGCGAGACTTCGCCAGCCAAGCAGCCTTCCTTTATCCTAAACAGTCCTAATTCATAAGGAAACACTCTCATGGCAGTAATCGCAAACAGTAACTCAAATTTGACTCTTGCCGACTGGGCAAAGCGCACCGATCCGGATGGACGCGTCGCACTCGTGGCTGAACTCCTCTCGCAATCCAACGAGATCCTCGAAGACTGCGTGTACAAGGAAGGCAATCTGCCAACCGGCGACCGCGTTGTCATTCGTACGGGTCTTCCAACCGCGTACTGGCGTTCCCTCAACCAAGGCATCCCGAACAGCAAGTCATCGACCGCACAGGTTGACGAAGCATGCGGCATGCTTGAGGCTCGTTCCGAAGTTGACAAAGATCTTGCAATGCTCAACGGCAACACGGCTCAGTTCCGTTTGTCCGAAGACACCGCGTTCCTTGAGGCGATGAATCAGACCCAAGCGCAAACTATGTTCTACGGCAACCCTGCCACCGACCCAAAGCAGTTCCTTGGTCTTGCCACTCGTTACTCGTCCACCTCGGCTGGCAACGGAACGAACATCATCCCTGGTGGTGCATCGTCCGGCGCACTCAACACCTCGGTGTACCTCGTTGTGTGGGGCGACAACACCGTGTACTGCCCGTTCCCTAAGGGTTCCAAGGCAGGACTTCTTCACGAAGACCTCGGCGAGCAGACTGTGTATGACGGTGCAAACCGCATGCAAGCCTACGCAACCCGCTACCAGTGGAAGAGCGGTCTTGTTGTGAAGGACTGGCGTTACGTTGTCCGCATTCCAAACCTGTTGGTTGCTGACATTGTTGCCGGCACTGGTACGCAAGCAGCCAGCACTGGTACTCAACTGATCAAGTTGATGATGCGCGCTATGTACAAGATCCCGAACCTTGATTCGGGTCGTGCAGCGTTCTACATGAACCGTACCGTTCACAGCGGTTTGGCAGTTCAGTCCCTCGACCGTTCACAGGCTGCGTTGGCCGTTCAGCCAGCACTGTCGCAGTTCGGTACTGCTCGTAATTACCTGTCGTTCCAAGGTATTCCGATCCGTCGCGTTGACTGCCTGTTGAACACCGAAGCCGTTGTCTCCTAAATTTACTTCCTAGAAAGGAATTACCAAAATGATGATTGATCAACTTTCAGTTGTTGCAGGAACAGTTCCCGCAACTGGTTCGATGACCGGACTCGCACTCGCGACCACTGCGGCTGCAACCGCCGTGTCAACCGATGCGATTGACTTGGGTATTGCTCGCGATATCGGTGAAGGTGAAGACTTGTTTTTCATGATCCACGTTGTCGCTGCTGTTACTGGTGCTACCTCGGTGCAGTGGGATGCGATTTACGCAACCGACACTGCATTGACCACTGGCGTTATTGTTGGCGGATCGACCGGAGCAATTCCAATTGCTGCGCTTACTGTTGGTTCGGTACACACAATTACTCTTAACCCAATTCTTCGATACAACGCAACCACGGAATCGTCCAAGGCTGCTCGGTATCTTGGATTGCGCTACATCGTCATTGGAACGGCATCTGCTGGTTCCTACTGTGGCTACATCACTAAGGACGTTCAGGACGGCAAGAAGTTCTACGCCTCCGGATTCACCGTTGCGTAATTAGGAACCAACCATGCCAATGTATCGCGCCAAAGTTAAGTGCTACATCGACAATTCCGTCCGCGAGGAAGGTGATGTCTTTGAGTACAACGGAGATTCAAATGACTGTGTCGAACTGGTAACAGGCACAGGCAACGGCGAACCTACGGTTGATGCTTCCGGAAGGAAGTGGAAAGCCAAGGGCAAGCGTAAGTCTTCGGATGATGAAGCGGACGTTGACGAGGGTTGATCCTTTGATTTGATTTGCCGCATGGGGGGAGTCGCTGGGAAACCACGGCTCCCCCTTGTTTCTAGGAGGTTTCTATGGCATCGGAAGTTGACATCTGCAACCTTGCTCTATCACACATCGGGGATGAGGCGACAGTCTCAAGCATTGACCCGCCTGAAGCATCGTTTCAGGCAGGTTTGTGCGCCCGGTTCTACCCCATTGCTCGCGACTCACTCCTGCAAATGCACAACTGGAACTTCGGTTCCAAGCGTGTCAATCTTGCACAGGTGACCAACGTGTGGCCGGAATGGGAGTATGCATACGCAGTGCCTGGTGATTGCGTGACCATTGTCAGTGTGCTGCCTCCTGACGCTGCCAACGACTACGCAACGCAGTTCGTCCCTACCGACAGCCCTGCGTTTGGACACAACTACGCCCCGCTTATTTCCGCAGGTCAGTACGTCCCGCAACCGTACGCCGTTGAGGCTGACACCCTTGGTGCGGGTGTGATCTACACCAACCAGGCAAGTGCAATGCTCCGGTATCAGTCGCTTGTGTCTGACCCGACGAAGTTCACGCCGTTGTTCGTGATGACGTTGTCATGGCACTTGGCATCAATGCTTGCAGGGCCGATCATCAAGGGCGACACCGGGTCAGGTGAAGCGAAGCGATGCCTACAGATGATGGCGGGGTATCTGTCTCAGGCGCGAACAAGTGACTCAAACATGCGAAACATCAAGGTGGAACACATCGTTCCCTGGTCAGCAGGAAGATAAACATGCCGATGACACGCACTTTCTTCCGTTCGTTCGCCGGCGGCGAGTTGTCGCCTGAGATGTTTGGACGCATTGACGATGTCAAGTTCCAAACCGGGGCGGCAAAGTTGCGGAACTTCATTGCCATGCCGCAAGGGCCGGCAGAGAACCGACCTGGAACATCATTTGTGCGAGAGGTCAAGAACAGCGCAAAGCGCACTCGACTAATCCCGTTCACCTACAGCACAACGCAAACGATGGTGCTTGAACTTGGTGATGGGTACATCCGGTTTCACACGCAGGGTGCGACGCTGTTGGTTGGCACTACAAGCGCATTCAGCACAACAAAGACCATCACGGCTGTTGATATTGCCACAGAAACTGTGACAAGCAACGCGCACGGTTATGCAAACGGAACACCTATCCAAATTGCATCCACAACAACAATTCCAGCAGGTTTGTCTGCCCTTACAACTTATTATGTTGTTGGCGCAACCACAAACACATTTCAATTCTCTTTGACTGTTGGTGGAGCGGCAATTAATATTACAAGTGTTGGTGCTGGAACAATTACGACAAACCAAGTTTATTCGTTGGGCGATCTTGTAAGTTCCGGTGGGTCAAACTATTACTGCATCCTTGCGTCAACAGGCAATCTGCCAACCAATGCAACGTATTGGTATCCGATTCCTTCAGCCGCGTACGAGATCCCTACCCCGTACGCAGAGGCTGACCTGTTCGACTTGCATTATGTGCAGTCTG